TTCCACTTGGTGAGAAATTAATCTCTCCACCTCTTTCGAGGGAAAAGCCCTAGATTAAATCCAAGGGCCAAGGCTATACCACTGCTGAACAAGAACCTTTACCAATCTCAACTTTAGATCCCCAGTGAGAGGAACGGAGTTACGTCCCTCAAACGAAGGAAATGAAAAGAGAGAGGTAAGCGCTTCGGTTCTTGTACGGTCTTCTCCCACCCAGTTGTTGGGGGAGGGAAGCTCGGGCATTGCCCAGAGTCGGGCTAATAAATAACCGACTCGGTTCTCTGAGTAAGTTCTACTCAGCTCTTGTAAGGCAGAAACATAGTATCCTTCGATACCATGTCGAGCCTTATTAGGAGTGGCCTCATCGAAGTTCGCAATGAAGCCACCGTCTCCAACGCCATCGGGAATCCGAAGCCGTAAGGCTTTTGGAACCCGCCGAAGAAGGAGATCAAACGTAGACCGAAAGGTTGAATCACAGCCGTAAAAACACATACGGCGATGAGACAATCGACGAACCGCGTTTGCTAATCTAAAAACAGACAAGAGAGAAGAAACTCTATCTTTAAGATAGATGGGTTTCATGTCCCAGCCCTGATAGTAATGAGCCCCACAGCTTTCACGAAACGGAGAGTCGAAATGACTCTTGGTTTCATTAATACGAAAGCCTAGGAAGTTCATCATATCAGTGAAGACGCCCTGGCATGCGGACGGTAATATAACATCGTCGCCGTACGCACTCACATTCTTCAACTCAGAACTGAGATGAAGATATTCCGTGCAGCAATAACTAACTGCATAGAAAATTAGTGATTCGAGTTGAAAGGTGAAGCCGTTCCCCATACTGGAGAACTTCTCCCACTTTATGACCCGATCGCCAAGGCTACCGTAATGAGATCGACAACTATCCAAAACTTGAAACCATCGCGGAGGAAGCAATTCCTCAACGACAGATCGAGCTATGGAATCGCTAGCAGAACTTAGGTCCACAGTAGCGAGCGTGTTAGTTATACTACCACGTTTTGCTAACCGTTGATTTCGGTCCTGATAACGTAAGTCGACCCCATGTCGTCGGAGACGAAGGCTTATCATTTCGCCAATAGCTTTCTGGAAAAATAAATTTATCCCAGGTTCTATAGCGATAACTCGATTTGCCTTTGCATCCTTCGGCACAGTGACAACTCTATTTCCCTTCTGCAGATTTGGAAAACCAATCTGAGAGAGATGAAACGCCCAAGGAGGAAAAACCTCGTTAAGCATTTCAAGGGAAACTAGAGAGTATAGCTCTCGTGTTATTCCAGTTTCACACTGGAATTTATTGGTAGAACTGGCAACTCTTCTCTTTATAAGAGTTGAGGCACCAGGACCCCAATCTGGCCGTTCTATAAACTCTCGAGGATCAAACTCGCCTAAGATAGCGGAAATTTTACGTTTAACTGCGTTATGCAGCCAAACGACCCGACCCTTATAAAGGGGATCGGATTCCGGATATCTAAAACGAGCATTGGTCTGCTTACAGAGAAGCTCAAAGGATTCGAACTTCTCGATCGCTACCTCATCCAAATCATAGTCTAAAGATAAATCTTTATACTTTGATAAGAATTTGGTAGCGGCGTAGGCATCCCGACAGTCTTCATAAAACAAATATGAAGAAGGATTGAACTCTAGATCTACCAGCTGACGATGCTCATTATATTTAAAGAGCAAAGCAACTGTAAGACTTCGAGGACAATCAAGGGCCTCAAGGTAAGATAGAACAGACTCGGAGTTAACCTCCGAGGGCACACGGAAGCTCCTGACTCCCTTTAGGAAGGCAGAGCCATACTTCTTAGAAGACATGGGAATCTCCTGGAGTTATCCGAACCTCTTCTCAGCTAACTATTTCTAGTAAGCCGGGTCGAAGTTCGCGACCGCCGCGGTGAGAGGCGAACCCGTCGAATCTGACGGGGCCGCATCACTCGCTTGAATCGTGGTGGCGAAAAGGGACCGCACATGGCTGAGCAAAGCATTCCGCTCGGCTAAGGTGGACCTTTCCGGCAAGAGAAACTCCATCATGCACGAGCAATCATACGCCTTCGTCGGAGCCGGTTGAATACCGGTCGACGTCGACGGACTGGTTGCTTCGAGCGTGGGGAGAACGAGCTTCGCGGTAACTTTGTAGATCCGTGACACCTTGGTAGGTGGACGGACCGACATCGAAAACCGCGGGTAACCGATGGCGATTCCGCCTGATCGGTCACACCAACGTGCAACACCCGGTTGGATAAATCCTTCGGGGTCGAACGTCTTGTCCACGCTCACCGTAGCGGAGGTTGTACTCTCCGTCGCGCTGATAATGGACGAGGTCTTAATAGCCGCAATAGCGGGCATAAAGAAGTACTCCTTGATAAATCATGGAGAAGTGATCGCCTATTTCATACCAAAGGACTGCCTCATCAGAGCCAAAGCATTACTAACATGGACCACGGAAAGAGGATTCTTGAATTGGGGGAAACGTCCAGAGGGAAAAGAAGTTATTTTCGATCTGGAGAGTTTGACCCATTCGCGAGTCATCGAGCCATGGGCTGTGAAAGTATAGTGAGGATCTGACGGGACAGGACTCCCTGAGTATGAGATCACGACGGTTGCCCTTTGTCTAGTGAAGCTGGTTGTGAATCCATCTACGAACTGTAATCCATCCCAGGCAGAAAATGTCTGAAGATAGTTACTGATCGGTAGAAACCAATCAACGACAAAAGAAAAAGGAAGGATTTCCCACGCTAGGCTGAGTGGGTTTGTGAAACCAGTTTGCGCCAAAAAAGAGGTAAGGTGATTATCCACCCGATAGCGAAGTCCGTATACGAAGCGGGAGTTAGTGGTAGTTATAACTTTACCACCTACAACTGTTCCGTACTCGAACAAAGCTAAATCGGATGTTACCTTATCCTCAGCTGTCGCAGACCCCGTCACACGCTTGATATTGGCATTAGCTAAATTATATCTAGCCAATGCTTCCATGCTATCCCGAATATCCTGAAGAAGAGGCTTCCAACCATACTGAAGTTCTAACCAATTATTGGCTAGATCCTTAGATAGGGAAGGACCACCTCGACGACGGAAACGCGGGTTAGAATGGGACCAGAGAGACTTAACTGCGCCAGGAATATTACCCCGGCGAAGATCGTTAATGGCACCTCCTAACCTCTTGGCTGTTCCGCCAATAAGGTCGAAAAGCTGCCCGAATTGTGCGAAGTCCTGAGCAATATTACTACTTAAATTGCTGTCGGACTTATCGAACAATCGTCTCAAGGCAATATCTTGCGCCCGCACAACTGGTGAGGGCGCCGCGGGGAAGTTATACCGACTTGTCATGGGATCAATGGTCGCGGTAGAAAATGGCGAAGGATTAAATTGCCATACATCCTCCGTATCATATCTAACGTAAGGACCAATGTTCGCATGCCAAATATCAACTGAATGCGGATTTATCGGCAACAGTTGATTCTTCGGCTTCAACGCTCCAAAGTTCGGAGTACGAGTTCCAGACCAAGACCTATTATAGACTTGGACTTGCGTAGAAGAGTCACGAGTGACTCCGCTATAGCTCGCCCAGGAATACAAAGGACTTGAAAGGAAACCCGTCTCAGGATTCTTACGGAGAGAAGAGCCGGAGGAACTGGCATAACGTACCCTCTTAGCCTTTGTAGAAAAGGCTAAGCGCAACCGTCTAGTCATCGAAAGACGACTAGGCGCCATTGAGGCGTTCAGCGTCGATAGATTTCCCGATCTAGGGAAAGCTAAAACCGTTGTAGCCTGTATCGGAAGACGGCCCTCAACCACAAGACGTAGGGTATAGATCACGCGTAAGCGGTGGAAGAAAGACTTTGGAACCTTAGGGTTCAAGACAATCGGCTCAGAAACGGGCCGAAAATCAGAGAATCCAAAAGGTCGACCAAAGTTATCAACTACCGTTACGCTATGAAATAACCCATAGGCTCGTGGGAGAAAGTCGTTAACCGATACCTTAAGTGCATCAGCAATGAGACTTTCCTTGAATTTGTCCGGGACAATAAATGTTGTCAATGGAGTAACTCCATAAACAACTTCTCGAACGCGTTCAAGAGCACTTGCTTGATGTCAGGTGAACAAGTGGTAATAAAGCAAACATGAAGAAGGGAAAGAAGGAGAAGGAAGACCGCCCACTTAAGGGCAGTAACTAACTCTCTAACTTCCCGACTCCATGAGCGCATATTACCTCCTTGTCACGTTGACACACACGTCTATGACGTGAAAGCGTCCCGCCTACGACGAAGGTGGAGGTTAAAGAGCAGGGGTCATTAAGAGCCCCTGCCTGAACTAGCATAGTTACTTGCTAGCCCTCCCTGCTACCTCGTTACCGGGAAACCGGCGTACGAGAAAGATCCTTCAGCTCGCGCTTAAGGCGACGAAGATCTGCGATCGAAAGCACACGCAACTCTGTCTCGGACGGAACAGGGATTTCAACCCCTCTTTCGGCGAGCATGTTGTGAAGTGCCTGGATGGCAGAAACTTCTAGCCCAAGTTCGACTTTCGGGTCCATAGCAGACTCCTTCGAAGTGGAGC